GCTTGCTAGCGTTGGAAGCACATTTACTGCATTTAAGATTGGCTCGGCTACGGACGAAATTGCTCACTTAATGGCAATGCCCTCGTTTATTGACACGAATGAGCCTGTATACGTGCGCTGCCATTGGACTTCAGCCAGCAGCACAACAGCAGACACGCTTACCCCTACAGTGACCTATCGGCAAATTGCAGACGGCGGTGATATTGCCAGCGCGTCTTCAGGTACCGGGTACACGGGAGATAAGGCATTAGACATTGTAATCCCGGCAGACAACGTCACTGGCGCAGGAGACTTGCAGGTGACGCAGGCAGGCACCATTAACAGCAGTAGCCTGGATGATGAACAGTACGATGCAATAGAGTTTATTTTGCGATTTGCTTTTGCAGCCGGACTCACAGAGGACAAGTTCTTTTTGGGTCTTGAGCTTTTTTACTTACCAAAGCTTACACCTGGCGCACAAAAGGCAAAGGTTGCAGTGCCGAACAAGCTTTCGGTGGCCGAGCCAGCCTAATGGGTAACATAATCCTCGATACACGCGGTGACTTGCGGCCATCTCTCGACCAGGAGATGTATCGCAAGGTCACTGGCATCAACTGGAAGACATCGCACAGCCGTCGATTGCAACGACTTTGCGGCAATCCCAAGTTGGTCGTTGGTTATGACGGTGACGCCAAGGCGTGGGCAATCGCTCACGTCCAGTCCACCGTAGTAAAGGACGACTTTGGTTCGCGAGAGCGCACCCATATCGAGGAACTACCCAATATCTGGTCACACTGGCGGCGAGGGATTTTCGAAGACGTTGAGCCAGGGGAGTACGACACTCCGCTGTGTATCAATGACCCTCGCTTGCCTACTTACATTCTTGCCTGTGACCGCACCCAAGGCGGCGCCCAGGCAGCAGCCGAGCTGAAGATGAAGCGAGAAAAGACTCGTGCAATGGCTAAAGCTGCACTACGCAGGGAACGCCGCGCACTAGCGTATGACCTGCATGGTAAGGCTGTGGGCGCTGCGAACGCCCTGGGCATTAGTTACCACCGTCCAGTTTCGCAAAGGGTGTTTGCTCGTGGGTGAGACACGGCTCGATGTAAACACGACCATCAGAGACTTGCTGGATGATCCACGCAAGGACTTCTTTAGTGATGCCGTAGTCAACCGTGCAATTACACGCGCCAACCAGATTGTGTACAACCTGCTAGTAAAGCGCGACCCAAGCATATTTTCTACAGAGAGTTCGATTACTTGGCCTGCCGATACCAAGTCTTTAGACATAAGCGGTGCGTCATATCTGAATAGCGTACCGATGGTCATACAGCGCGTGTGGGAAACGGACGAGAGTGGCGCAGTAGGCACTAATAACGAGCCGCAGGAAGTTCTGCCTACATCCCAGACTGCCCTGGTCGATGCGTACTGCAACGGCTCTGGATACCATAGTGCCCGTGGCTTGAGTCAGCTCTACTACTCGATGCGCGGCAAGTTCATGGACATAGCTCCTGTGCCAGATGACGAGCGGTTTCTGAAGATACTGTACGTGCCTGCAAATCCCACTGCGCTAGATAGCGACAGCGTTGAGGTTCTAAGCGGGACGTTCCCTCACATGCATCAGGCTGTTGCTTACTGTGGTGCATACTTGCTGCTGTCAAAGCAGGAAGGGCAGAACGCAGCGAGCATCACACAGTTATGGAGTGCCGCACAGTCTGAGCTAATTTCATTCGGCAACTTCCAGCAAGCTCAAAGAAATAACCGAGTGCGTAGCTACCGGAGAAAATAATGGCAAAGGCGAGGCCCCGGCACTTTCCCCCACCCCTGAAGGGTCTTGAATGGCGAGATGTTTTTCAAGACACTGAGGGCGAGGCCATCACCGCCGACTGCATGCTCAATGTGGAGACTTCGTATGGCGAGCTACGGGAGCGCGATGGGTTTAGCTTTATTGAAGAGTGCCCAGAGTACGCCCAGATACACGCAACAGACCACCCTCACGGCGGAAAACTCCTGATTACTGTCGGCCTAGAAAACGGAACGACAAGATTGTCTGCTCAGGTGCTAAACCTTAGCACGGGCGTAAAGACAACAACTAACCTTTCTGGGCTTACAAACGAGCAATGGTTTACTGGGTTTCGCTGCTCGTTTGTAGATGTGCGATTGCCGGGTGGCAATGATTTTGCTTTTGACTCAACGCTTATCGTGACCCCTTCATTTACTTATTGCATGAAGCTTGATGGAACATTTCGCCTTGCAATAATGGACACGCTGTCAAACGGTGGAGATTGCATCCGGCTAAATTCTTTGAACTTTGGTTATCACCTTACCGTGCCCAGAGGGCCAATAGCCGTTGAGCATGCAGACAAGATATTTTACATGGGGTGGTCTGCGGATACGCATTTTGTCTTTACCTCAACGGTAGAAGACCAGCAGTCGCTTATACCAGGGGTGGTGCTAAACAAAGACCGGGGAAGCAGCACGCTGGGTCCAGATTGGATTGTGTATAGCGATGAGTTTTCTCCGCTGGACATACAGGCGCATCACAATCTCAGGGTGGAAAACAGAGAAAAGATAACAGGCGCTGCAAGCTTTAAGGATGTGTTGGTTATATTTACCGATGTGTCTATGTACGTGCTGCTAGGCGCAACGGATGCAAATTTTCAGTTACGCAAGATTGACTCGGGTGTTGGGTGCGTTTCTCATTGGTCCATTGTTGAGGCTAATGGCGTGCTGTACTTTATGGCAAGAGATGGCGTATATGCCTTTGATGGCTCTAAGGCGACCAAGGTTTCTGTAGGCATAGACCAGTTTTGGTCTAGTGAGCCTCGCTCTGGATTTGTCCCTGCTAGGTTTGGACCTTCTGCACAGGGCTTTGGCTGGCCCTTTGTTGCAAGCCGCACAGCACTTGGGCATGTTAACTGTGTACACTACTCTGAGCGCAGTCTTTTGCTGTGGTCGCTACCGTCAGACAGTCGCACCGCGACTAAGCTCCCAGTCACCTTAGTTCATGATTACAAGCATGGTGGTTTTTATTTCTGGTGCATGGAGGACTTCAGTGAAAGTGCTAGCACTATATCTGGAACCTGCATGTACGATGGCGTTAGCGTGGTGGATAAAAGCCAGGAAGACCTCTACACAACTGGGTTTATAAGGCTGAATGGAGGCATACGAAAGTACGGTACTCAGACCGATAAGCCAACCGCCAATACCGAAATGGGCATACCTTTCATATGGACGACAGGGCGAATTGACAAGAACGTCATGGGCACGGCGAGAATACAGAGCGTGAGGTTTTCTGTTAGAGCGAGAGGCTCAACCTATTCAAGTTTTCAAGACGTGTTTTGGGCGGTTTACGATGCCACAACTCAACATCAGATAGACTTGACTGAGTCTTTCAACAATCTCCCGATGTACCCGCCTGAGCTCTTGGCTGATACCACTATGACATCAACTACCTCACCGCTTTTGGGAACAGGGGCTTTGGGGTCTATGCTTCTAGGGTCTCTAGAGTACTTTAAATCCAAAGGAGGCGGATGTCGGTCTACGGATGGATCTCTTAGGGTTGCGCTGTGGAGCCCTGCCTCTGGAACCAAGGATGTAAATCTTAGAATGAACGCCTGGGCTTTTGAGGTAGATCGAGGCGACACTCGATGACCTTGATGCCCAAGATAGGCTGGAATGAGACCTACCGAAACTTAGGCGCCCTTTACTCTTTAGACGACCGCCTGAACAGCAGGGACCGGATTATTACACCGAGAGACTCGTTGCAGTCTGCACTGCTGGACTCAAGCGTGGGCGGCAGCAATCCAGACGGAGTGCGCCTATACCTTGCGCCGGGAAAGTATTTTATACGAGGCGCAAGTCCTCTGACTATAGCCAAGGACCGCATTAACGTAATTGCTGCTGTGCCGGGGCAAACATTTTTAGTTAGAGAAGCTGAAGACCCGTCAGTTGCTATGATTAAGGTTACTGGCGCTGAGTGCTCGCTAAGGGGATTAGTCATTGAGGACAATGTGTCTGCGTCAGGCACAAGTCGAACAAGCAGCGGCATTGAGATTGCGGCTGATAAGGTGGTTGTCGAAGACTGTTATGTTTACACCGCATATTTTGGAATAAAAGCCAAGGACTGCAACTGGCCTGTTATACGAAACAACAGGATAAGGTCAACGGCTGGCGGGTACCCTATACACCTTGAAGGCACAGGGGCTTATGCCCAGGTCACTAATAATAGAATTGAGGATGCGTCATTCAGCTCTCCGAATGCTACTATCTATGCAGACGATAATTGGCAGAAAAGTAGCTTTGTCGGAAACGTTACAGCTAGCTCTGATGTAATCTCTTACAAAACTGGACTAAACAACGTAAACGCGGGAAATGTAGGAACGGTCACAGTAAGGCCATGAGGTAAGCAGATGCCGAGCATAACATTTGATGACTTTAGCGATGGTGAGGTTCTTACTGCGACAAAACTAAACACGCAGTTTGAAAAAGTAGAGACGCTAATTAATACCGACCTGCTGGACAACTCTAACCTAGAGAACCCAGACTTTTTTATTAGTTATCCGTTTTACATCGCAAGCGTGTCCTCTACTACGCTTAGGCCAAAGATTAGGTTTCCTGGCTCTGCGACGTATGCATATGTTGACCTTAGCTTTGTGGCTCACACGGTATCCGCAGGCTCTACCTTTCAGGTAGACCTGCTAAACAATAGCGGTTCAACGGTATTGTCCTCAGTGCTTCAACTTACATCTGCCGGAAACACTCACACTCAAAGTTTTACTTCTGCGTCAGCCACTGGTGGAGAAATCAATACAATACAAATCAGCAGGACAGCCGGCTCTGGCAGTGCTGGTGACGTAACCATCATACTGACAGTTAAGACTGAGCTGACGGACTAGGAGACGCAAAGCATGAATCACGCTGGCATTCCAAAGAAACGACAAGCAGCACCACAAGCACCACCAAGAGACTTTAAGCCGCGTAAAAACGGAACCCCTGCTGTACCTGCGACTCCCCCGGCCAATATGCCAGGACAGGCCTTCGCGCCACAGCAGCCTCCTATGCGCGGAGCGGCTCAATCAATGGCACCACAGCGAGCACCACAGCGAGCAATGCGACGAGCACAGGGCGGGTTTAATCCTATGCGTGGTCCAATGGGTGCAGATATGAGTCGCGCTCGTGAGGCAGCGGCATCTATGTTTATGGACGGCGCACCGAAGCCGATTCAGCCTAGCATGCCGCCGCAGCCAAAAAAACAACCGCCAGCGATGCCGCAAAATCAGATGCAACAATCAGCCATGCAGCAGAAAGCGCCGAAACAGGAGCAGGTCTCACAGCCCCAAGACCTTACTCCAGCCCAGCAAGCAGCTATTGATATTGCAGGCATGGCGCCCCCTGAGCAGACAATAAAAATGGGAGCCCCTGGGTCGGGTGGTCAGCCGCAAGATATGGACGACATAGTTGCCGCCCTTGAATCGCAGGTAGAGCAAAAGAATGAGCAGGATAAGAAGGACGCTAACACAGAGCTTTTGGAGGCGGCTCTACAAGGCAAAGGCAAGGAGTATGTAGATAATTACATCAAAGAGTTTGGCATAGAGGCGTTTTTAGACACATTTGGTGAGGATGTGTATGCCGATTTTTTTGGTGATGCTATACCAGAAACGCCCGCTCAATCTTTCGCGCCAGAAAATCCCGAGCCCGAGCCTGTGGAAATGATTCCAGCCGAGCCTGCTCCCGAGCCAGCTACTGTAGATTCTACGCTACAGGCTTTGCGTGATGAGTTGCGTGACCTGCTTGGCTCCGAGGGAGAGGGATTCTTTACAGACGAAGAGCTTGCAGCCCAAGGAATGCAAGTAAAAGCTGGGGCGCAACAAGCTGCAAGCAACCTTGCCCAGCAGATGGCTATGCGGGGTATGGGCGCAAGCGGTCTTGCTGGCGTTGGGTTTGGTGATATTGCGGCGGCAGAGGCTAGCGAGCTCACCGACCTGGCCATTCAAAACAAGATTGCGGGAGATGAGCAACGCAGGGCAAACATTGCCGCAATAAGCGGTATGTTGACTGCGCTTACCGGTGACGAAACTAAGAAAGAATTATTTGAAATGGCAGAGAAAAATCGCCGCACCGAGCAAGAAGTGGCAGACTCATGGAATTTTCTAAACAACGAGCTAGGCCTTTCCTTAGGCGACAGTTGGGATTCGGCTAGCAAGGCTGATGCGTTAGAGGCGTTGTATAATGGCATGCCGGTGTATGAAGTAATGAGAAATATAAGGTACGAC